CATATGCAGCAAGGACCCGAAGAAAAAATGGGGCCCCCGCCTGCGCTCGAACTTTTTCGCGCGTATCGGTGCAGGAGGCTGCTGAGGAATTGATCTGAGGACTGACCGTGGCAGCTTCATGCGTGCGCCACAGTCGCACTGATTTGTGCCTTCGAACCGTGGTTGCGTCTGTGGTACTAAAACTTCCACCACAGTCACCCACGGTACTAGGGAACTGTGGACTGTGGTTCCCGTGTACCGTGTACCGTCCACACTCACTGTGGGAACTGTGGAATGACTGTGGAACTGTGGAAATCATTCGACTTCTGCTCCCTTGACCCACATAAAAACAGATACCGACCTACCCGCCCTTGGATCTCTGACTTCCTGTCGCTTAAGGTGTCCGCCGTGTTCGAGCCGAGCGATGAGACTGAGCATTTGGCCCTTCACAACTTTGTCGGTTGCGTCCCTGCCGAGCGTCGCCGCCATGAGGTTGCCGATCCATCCTGTGGACCTGACGTCGTGACGCAGGGCTGCGATTGGATTGGCCTCATGAATGGCCTTGCGCACATCGCGGAACTCGGGTGGCGTCAGGTCGGTGGACATCTCTGGTGGTGTCCATGTGGTGACCACACCGACCTCGTCTGACTTGAAAGGCGCCGCCTCGTTGCCGAGGTTGGCGCTCGCCATGAACAGCCACTGGCGCTTGTGAGTAGGCGGCAGCATGTTCGACTTGCCGTTCTGCAGCCACAGATAGAAGCCGCGCTGCTCGTCATCGATGCCGTACTTAGCAGCATCCTCTTTCGACATGCTGGACGTGATGCGCACACTGCGGCAGGCCCCGATAATTGCGCCCGCGCCGCGTACCGCATCGACGCTGGCGTCTTCTCCGTTGAGTTTGCGGAAGTGATGGGCGACTTCGAGCGCACAGCGCGTCTGATCGGCGAGGTCTCGCAGGATCGTCATGACGCAGTCGATCATCGTGTTGTCGTTTTCGTTAACGCGATGGATCGTGACGAAGGGATCTGCGACAAATACCTGAATCCCGTGCTTGAGGATTTCAGCTGCGATCTGCTTACCGTCTTCGGTTGGCACCAGCAGCTTGCCGCCATCGGCGAGTTCGCGCGCCACCATGATCGGCATATCGCGACCAGATGTAATGCGCAGCCGTCCGCCGAGATCTTCCTTGGTGACGCCGTAGTACTGACACACGGCCATAAGGCGGCGGTCGAGTTCGACTTTGGGGTCCTCGCCGTTGTGTCCCCATACAGCGAGCGGCCCCACTGGGATTTCGCGGCCATCGCGCAGTAGATCCTTGCCGATCGCCATGGAAACGAGTTCGACATTCAGCAACGTCGACTTACCTGCGCCGCCGACACCCGCGGTCGCGCTGACCATGCCGCGCATGTAGTGATGCCCGAACAGCCATGGCCGTGGCGGTATGGTCTTCGGATCAACCCACTCGAATACCGTGGCTTCAATGCGCTGCCCTTGTGCGGGCTCGGCCTCAGCCGGATGGGGCGGCTGTTCTTGATCTGGTGCTGGTTGCGCTGGTAGCTGTGCTTGCGGAGCAGGCAGCCTGCTATCGCCGAACTTCCTCACCGCACTGTCGGCCATCGGCCGTGCTCGAGTGCGTAGGTCGATCCCGTCGTGGTTCATGTAGCCAGCACCGAGCAGCGCCAGCAGATTCGACTCGATGTCATCCGCCGGCATGCCGCGTGCCGCCCAGCGCGCAGATAGCTTGAGCATTGCCTCGTAGCGGCCGGCGCCCTGCTCAAAGCATTCGCGCAGCTGTGCATCGGTCGTGGCGTCGCGGGCAGATTCGCCGTCATTGACCCCGCCGACGTGGTACAGCGGTTCGATATCAAACGCGCAGTCGATGTAGCGACCTTGCGTGTCGATTACCACATACTCGGCACCCCGCACTCGCCCGAGGTAGAAGCTTTGCGAGAGCGTGAATGATTCGCGCGAGGCAATGCCGCCGAGCAACCGGTTGGCCCGCCCAACGTATTCGCGTCGCTTGTCCGGCAGCGCCGGCTCGGACAGTGGCAGCAATGCGCGCCACCGCGGCTTTTCTGGTGTGTGCGATGGCGAGGTGTACAGCACCGAGCAAATGGTTGCGCGCTGTAGGATCGCCGCGCCTTCTTCGATCGGCATCTGCTCGCCGTCGTAGTCGAGTTCGACGCCGAATACACGCTGGACGTTCGCAGCATGGCGCAGACAATCCTTGTCTGTGCGCAGATCGCCGTACTCGCCCATCGATATCAGCGGGCAGGCAGCCTTGTTGATATAGGTCGGCGCCTTGCGGATATTGTCGACGAGTGTTTCCCAGGGAACATCGGCGCGCTCGGTCTTCGTGGCCGGCGTCACGTCTGGAAAGAGCGTGTAGGTGACCAGCAGAGCGTTGCTCATGAGTGCGAGCACATTCATCGCGCTCCCTTGCGCGAATTGCAGCTGCGGCACAGCAACTGGTACGTCGCTCGCGCGGCGTGGAAAGCAATCCATTCCGCTTCAATATCAACCGAAGCAATGAGGTCTCCGCATCCTTGAACCTCTCGCAGCTCGATATCTGGATACCGCTCCAGGAAGGCCGTAGCGATTTCCAAGAAAGGTGGCTTGATATGGTCGGTTGAGAGATCTTCTGCGAACCAGCACACCCTGCACGCTCGGGGTTCAGCGGCAGCCCGGAAGTCATCCATATCTGGTTTGACCGCGTACCGCAGCGCGAACATTAACTTTTGGCGCTTGCGATTGGCTCGCGCCGCTTCTGGATTGCGCGCGCCAGCTACGCGGATTGCTTCACGCCACGACCACTGCTGCGGCTCAGGCCAATCGCCAGCAGTGACATGCAGATGTCTCTCGTCCTTCGGGAACATCGGATTGCGGCGTTTGACCGCGAATCTGATTTCAGTATTCGACAACTCACTCAGCTCCGCGCAGTGCGCTTTGCTGAATGGCTTGTTGCGCGGGTATGAATCGATGATTTCACGTACGCGATCGATGCGACTCTGAACCGTCTGTTTCGGCAGAGCGCTCAATTGGAAGCTCCGCAAAGTGCTTCTCTTCGATCCTCGATCCGGTTGCGCTCATCTACCGATACCAATTGGTAGCGCTCGGCCAGCACACCAATCTGCGCATCATTCATCGCCCCGAGTTTGGTCAGGATGCGATTGCGAATTTTCGTGTAGCGGTCTTGGCTGAAGCACAGCTCGCCGCTGATCTGCTTCGGCTTGAGTCCCTGCAGCAGCCGTGTGAGGACAGAGAGTTCCCAGTGATCCAGCCGTGGGCGGTTGCCGCGAATCATGCGATCCCCCGCATGCGCTCCATGAACCGACGTCTATGCGGCGTGCGCTGATCGATGAGCCTCACCATCTCGCGCCAGTGCCGCATCTTTTCCGCCCGCTCCGGCGCCTTGCACAGGCGCTGCATGGCGGCTGCGATGGCGAGTTCGAGTTGTGCTTCTGTAAGTGGGGGCGGCACTGCTTCGGCTGGCCTTGCCTCTGCAGCCCTATGGACAGGCCCCATGCCCATGACGTCGCCCGTGTTGAGGTTCCCAGCCTCGCAGCCCCTAGCGGCCGACTGCGGCGGATTCATAACCTCTGGGCAGTGGTGTAACTGACGCGCCTCTGCAGCAATTACCGTGAATTTCTTACGATCGCTGGGCGCACTGATGCCCTCGGGAGGTGGGATGGAGGCGGTCACTTCTTGGCGCTCCGTTCCGATCCATCGTCTTCCACGTCCGGTCCAAACAATTCCGGCTGCAGTCCATTTGCCCGCAGGCGCTTGGTCGCTACCTTGTAGGCATGCGCTTTTTTACGAGCCCAATCCTTGAGGATGTCGCGAGCGATGTCCTGCATCGTCATGTTGAAGGCAGACGCCTCGGCGTCGAGCCATGTGTGCACGGCCTCGGAGATAGGCACGCGGAAGTCTTTGAGCGGGGCGGACATCAGTGCGACCCCTCACGCATACCAAGGATCGTGCCGTTTGAAGAATTCAGCGCGCGCTATTCCGATTGGAGTTGTCCAGCCTGTGCGATGACCGCCATTGCTAGACTTGAGGCGGGCAACCGCTGCCTTAACGTCGAGCACATCCATCCACTCCTGCAATGCGTATGCGCGGATAGCTTCGTCGGCCGTTGCTTCAATCTCAGGAGGAATACGGCACTCCAGCGGCGAGAACCCGTCGCCGCCTTCGAGGGATGCCCAGCACTTACCGATCGATTTGACGCCGTGCTTATGGATCAGCCCATCACCGAGCTCCGGGAGTGGCCAACCTGGACCGCGCCGGTTGTTACATGCTTTGCAGACAGGCTCGACCTTGAGCGGACGCGTGTAATCGCGATGGTCGTAGCACTCAGCTGGGTTGCCGCAATCCACGCATTTCTTCGTCGCAGCCGGCTGCAACTTGCCTGTCCGTACGGCGAGAGCCACGGCGGAAGATGCACGAGCGACGAGACGATCTCGTTTCGAGCTTCCGCTGAAGAGTTGGCTCACTGCGGTCGCACCGACTCGTCGCCGATTTTCTGGACGAGGTAGTCGTGCAGCTGCTGAACAATGATGACGCCCGGCTTCGGGATGGCGCCGCGGTGGAACTTGGCGAGCCAGCTTTCATCGACGCCGGATTCTTCGCTGATTTTTTTCAGCGAGAGGTCGCCGCGGGCGCCGAGTAGTCTGTGGGTACGATCGAGAAGCGGTTCACTTGGATTTGCGACCATACCTCCATTATGCAAAGTTTTGCCGATTCTGCAAGCATCAAACAGGCAAGAGATTGCCGCTATCGTTCAGGCAAGATCTTGCCTATACACTTTGCGCAAGGCAGCAACTGCGTGCCGCGGTCAGCGATCGAGCTTTTCAGCCAGAACGTCAGCGCTCTAGTGCGGCACTATCAAGATGCTCATCCAGATCTCACCCTTGCTGAGATCGCCCAGCGGATGGGCCTGAGCCTGCGCACGTTGCGAAATGCGCGCGTCGGAGAGCACGCCGCGACGTTGGACACGGCGGAGACGGTAGCCAGGTTCTTCGAGCTTGAGATTTGGCAGTTATTCATGGAGGACCTACCAGCCGAAATTTTGCTAAATCCGCGGCTCGCCCGAATTGTTCGGAACGTTGTCCGTGCCGCGGTCCAAGAGCGCATCGAAGAGAGAACCGGCACCCGCTGACTTTGAACGGGGGTCTCCCTGCCTTAAGTAAAGCGACTTCTGCCGTCGGTTCCCATCACGGCAACTACACATATGTGAATGCTTTGTAACAAATGCGTGACGCAGTTCACGCTTCCCAGGTCTTTGTCATAGTTTTTGCCGATAATTTGTAGTCCGTGCCCTCAAGCATCGGCAAAATTTTGCTTGCATTCTGCCCTGAGATAGGCAAACTATTGCCTACGGAAACGAACTTCTCAGCGGGAGCCTTCGATGACCAAGAACCCTGACCGCAGCCTTGCCCTCTGGGCGATCGACGTCCTGAGCCGGTTCGCCCCGCCCGCCCTCGAGCGCGGCCCGGCGAACGACCCGCACAGCGATCTCGTGCGCCACTACGTCGGCGACCCCGCGGTCGATCAGTTCAAGCGCGAATGTAAGCGCGATGAGCCGTACCGCGGGCGGCGCGGGGTTGCAGGCAACGGCGACGAATGGCTGCGCCGTGTGCGGCTGGAGAACGCCGGGCAACTGGACGCGTTCGAAGAGTGAGCCGGAATCAGATCGAACCTTGAGCAGGAGAACGCAATGAGTCTTTTCGCAGACGGTCCCGCGGCAGTAGCGATTACTCAAGAAGACATCGCCGCGCGCGCCTTCATTGAGCGCACTGGTCATTGTCCTGGCACGGGCGAAGTGAATTGGAAGTCCCGCGACGCGCGGCAAAAGATGGTGTACGGCGACCGGCGTGACGCGGATCGCATGGGCCGCTGGATGCGGCTCAGCACTCGCAACTTCTCATGGGTGCGCACCGCTGTCGCCAAGCGAGTGAAGAATGACGAGCTGCGCGCATCGCGCGCGGGCGTGTACCTGTGAGCAAGTTCAACTGGAAGCGCGAGGCCGCACGTATTCGCAAGATGTGCGACGAGGTTGATGCGATCCGCGAGCGACTGTGGAAGAGCGAGGACGATCCGCTCGGATGGGATCTTGCGCTGATCCGGCTGGCAGAGACGCTTGACTTGACGGCGAAGCAGATTGAGCAGCGCACCGACCAGCGCCCCAAGCGCATTGCCTAATCAACAGCCAAATCATGAGCGCTACGAAACAAACCGAGTTCAGCGGGTACCGGCTGGAAGTAAGCCCGCTAGACCGTGAGACATCGCACGGTGACAGCGAACTAATGCCGGCGAGGTGCCGGGGAGTGATGTCCCCGGCAGCCTTTGTCTAGTCAACAGGCGGAGCGAGACGTGAGCGAGAACCTGACGATCCCTCTTTGGCTGCGTAGGCGACAGATGGAGTTACAGCTCATGACCACGATGAAAGAACACACGCAGAGGATGGCGCTCCTGAACAACCACACGTTCGAAGCGCTCATCGCAGACCTCTACCAGATGCTGAAGTCCGAGCAATTCGACGATGCCCGCGACATGGTGCGTGACTGGCACGAAGCGATTCACGGACCGAGCGACGGCAACGCCGGCTGACTCAGCTCACACGAACAACCTGAAGTAGGAGAACACATTGAGCGACCCGACCCTGGAACAGAAAGCAGTCGAGCTGATCGGCCACATAGAGAAGCTGGCCGAGCCGGCGATGCAGTTGACTCTTCAAGCGATACGCGTTGGTGCCATCACAACCGTCTGCATCGACGTTGTGTTCCTCGCTCTCGTGGTGTTTGCGTGGCGATTTGCCATCAAGCATCTCTACCCAAAGTGGCGCGCTTCGGAAAGCGATTCCGTGGAGATTGGCGGCTCGATTGCTGCACTCATAGTCGGCGTCATTTCATTGGTTCTCTGCGTGATTTGCATCACGGAGATTTTCTCGACGGCCACGTGGCTGTCGATAATCGCGCCCGAACTGCAGCTTGCCCGCCTGCTTGTGAACAAGGCTGCTGGCTAGCCCACTCTGGAGAAAGTCCTTGTGCATTCACATCATCAACGGCGTGAAGATCCACACCGACCACGTGCAGCCGCCGATCCCGATACGGGATTTCGACTGGCAGGCGATCACGGGCGACTACGACGCCGACTGCGACCAGGACGGCTTTTTCAGCTCGCATCCGGTGGGCTCGGGACCGACCGAGCAGGCGGCTATAGACGATCTACTCCATCAGCTGGAGGACCAGTCATGAGCGCAGTACCAGACACCATCAAGGCCGCGTTAGAGCTCGCTAACGAGAGCTACCGTGGCGGCTACGACGCCGGCCGCGAGATCGGCTTCAACGAGGGCCTGCAGGCCGCGCAGGAGCTGATCGCCGGCAAGGCGGCAGAGCAGATCATTCTCGAGCGGCGCAAGAAGTTGGAGGCGGAGCGCGCATGACCGCCACCGTCACCCGCCTCGACGAGCACCGCGCCGCCCTCTCTGCCCGAGACAAGCTGCAGTGCCTGGTGCTCGCTCAGATGAACGAGGAAAAGGCCGACTACTGCACCGAGCAGCAGACGGCTCTGAAGGCTTTCTTCCTCATGAACGCGGCGATGCTGCGAAAGGTAGCCGGCGAATGAAAGTCATCAGCTTTCGTACCACTGCGCGGCTGGACAAGCCGATGGCGAAGCGCGTCGGACTGCTGCGCCGGTTGCTGTGGCGCGTGTTTGGCAGGAAGCGCGAGAGGTTTTGGTTTTGACCGACAACAAGGTGAACTATGAGTGATCGAATCTACATCGTCCGTAACGGCGCATCTGACCCGCGGCTGGTCCGCGCTACCAATCAGGCACGCGTCGCGCAACACATCGTGAAGCCGTACACGATCGAGGTCGCGAGCCAAGACGACTTGGTCGTTGCGCTCGGCAAGGGCGTGAAGGTCGAAGAGGCGAAGGAAGTCGAGTGAACGCAGCGGCTGACACTCCGTTCGAGATTGGCATTCGTTCACGCGTGCCGGTCGCCGACTATCGGGCGCTTCCTGGTGTCTCCATCACGCGCCTGAAGGAGCTGCGGCGGTCGCCGCTGCACTACCGCTACGCCCTTGCGCACCCCAAGGAGACAACCGCGCTCAGGCTCGGGACCGCCGCACACGTTGCTGTGTTGGAGCCTGAGCGCTTCTCGTCTCAGTTCGCGATCTGGGCGCGGCGCAGCGAGAAGACCGGCAACCTGTGCCCGAAGAATGGCCAGTGGTGGGAATCGTTCCAGGGGGAAAACGTCGGGCGCGACATCATCACGATCGATGAAGCCGAGTACGCCATGGCGATCCAGCGTGCCGTCAGGGCCGATCCGGACGCCATGAAGTACCTGGAGCAGGGCGACCCGGAAGTGACGCTGCAGTGGACGCTGCGTGGCCGTCAATCGAAGGGACGACTCGACTGGCTGACGATGATCGACGGGCGCCCGTACCTGGTCGGGCTCAAGTCAGCTCGAGACTGCCGCGAATACATCTTCGGCTATCAGGCGTGGAAGCTCGGCTACCACCTGCAGTGGGCGTACTACTTCGACGGCTACGAATTCATTACCGATGTGCAGCCCGGCATGAAGGAGATCGTGGTCGAGAACACGCCGCCGCACGCGGTCGCTGTCTACAATATTCCCGACGACATCATTCAGCAGGGCCGCGACGAATACTTGGTATTGCACGATCAACTGCTCGACTGCGAACGCGCCGGCGAGTGGCCTGGTCCGGTGCGCGGCGAGACGAATCTGACTTTCCCGACTCGGGCCTACGAGACGAACGAAGACCTGAGCGACATTGGACTGGAGGCTTGATATGTCCGCGCAACCGAAAGTGATTGAACGCCCCGTTGACTGGGACGAGCTCTATCCGGGCCGATTCATCAAGGCCAGCGACCTGAAGGGCAAGAAGGTGACGCTCGTCATCTCACGCGTGCGCGTCGAGGAACTCATCGGCGACAAGGGCCCGCAGATGAAGGGCATCATCAACTTCGAAGGGAAGGACAAGGCCCTCGCGCTGAACAAGACGAACGGCCTATGCCTCAAGGCGATGTTCGGCCGCAAGGTGCAAGAGTGGGTCGGTCACAAGGTGACGCTGTTCGCCTCGACCTGGGATGGCGATGAATGCATTCGCATCTGGGGCTCGCCCGAGGTCGAGAAGGATATGCCGGTGACGATTGCGTTGCCGAGAAAGCGGCCGTTCGAGATGACAATGCATGCGGTCCAGGTGGGACCTAAGCAAATCGATTCGAGGCAATCGTCACCGGCTGACGAAGACGATAGCACCCGCGAACCCGGAGCGGAAGGCTAAGCAATGATCACTCGGCTCCGCACTCACATCTCCCAGGCGGACACTCCCGCTATTCCTCGTCCGTCGAGTGCGGGGCCGGCCCTTACGCATGGTGAATGGCTCGCGACCCTGCGCCGCGGCGACACCGTCCGCGTCCGCACGCACATGGACGTGACGATGCCGCCCGCGATGGTGACGAACGAGACGCCGTGCTACGTGTTCGTAGGCCGGCTCAAGTTCTGGCGGCGGCACGGCTGGCAGGTGTTGCAGCAGTCGAAGAAGGTCTACCGGATGAGGTTGCGGCTGGTGAGAGATGAGAGGGATTGCACATGATCGAAGCCTGGGTGCTGACCCTGACGCTTGCGCGCGATGACATCCGCACAGGCGCCGTGTTCCCGAGCGAGGCCGCGTGCGTGCATGCTGGCGAAAAGTGGTACGCGGGCGCCGTCGACTACGCGCGCCGCAAAAACAAGCCGCGGCCGAAGGGCTGGATCTGCATGCCGACCGATGCGCCGCCGAGCAAGGTGATGTCATGACTAAAGAGGTGGTCTGGCTCAAGCCGATAGTCCGCAAGGGCATCATCAAATGGCCGATCAAATGCGAGGCCATGGTGACGACTGAACAGACGATTTCTTGGCGCAAGTTTCACGGGCGCGGCATGAAGTGCAACCTGTCCGCAAAGATCGACTTTCGCGGGGAAAAGCTCTGCACGCGGCACGCTGCTATCCGCGCATTGATAGACGTGGCAGGCCAGATGCCTGACGTGGAGTTCGTACCATGAGCGATGCAACCGACAATCGGTTCTACCGGGAACATCCGGCCTCAAAGGAGATAGTCCGATGCTGGATTGGACGCGCTCGGACCGACGCGCGTTTAGACCCTTCGCCAGATTCAAGCCTGACTCGCCCGGCTCCAGCTACCGCTGCACTCGGACTGCACCCGAGCAGCTTAGGGTGCTTCCGCCGGCAAGGCCGACGCGCCGACAACACGAAGGTACATTTATGAGCGACCCTACTCAAGCGCCATCGAAAGAGCGAATGCAGGTCCTTGCGCGCTTCTTGCGCTCGCAGATTGCATGCGCCGACCGCCCACCCATTGGCCGCGTCGAGCTGAACAACGAAGAGGCAGAAGTGTGCGCGCTGGCATTGGAGCAGATCAGCTCGTGCCCCACGTGCAAGTCTCCTGAGCCGCACAGGCATCCGACGAACGATTTCGGCGAGTCGACGCAGTCGTGCAAAGACCAGTGGCACTCACGTCACGAACCGCCGGCGGCTCACACTGAATACGCAGTCATCGCGCAGCACGATGAGACTGGTCGATTTTGGACCGGACCGCGTGACGCACTTCCGCCAAGATACAGTGAGGTTTCTCCCGCTGGGACATATGTAGCGAGCTACATGCCGTCCGAACCGGCGGTTGACGTTCGACAGCTCAACCGCGACCTGTGCTCCAAGGAAGGACACACATGGGGGCCGCTTGCCGTGAACGTCTGTCACCGCTGCCATGAGCAGCGACTAGCCCAACCGCCAGGACCTGTCAGCGTCACCGTTCCGCAGCGGGACCTGGACAAGCTGATTGTTGCGGTTCACGCCGTGCTGGATGCCTACGAAGGTCGGTTCGAGATCGAGGCTTCAGGCGGACGGTATTGGGGGCCAATCGACGACGAGATCAAAGCGCTGCGTAGCGCTCTAACGAAGTGCGATGGCCTATGAAACAGAAGCTCATAGACGCCTTTGCGCTGATGGTTTGGTTCCTGCTTTGGTGCGGGATCGCCAAGGCGCTGTTGTGAACAAGTACCGCACCATCCTCGCCGATCCACCGTGGCAGCTATCGCTCGGCCGGCCGCGGCGGCGAGCTAAGGGAGGCTTCGGCGGTCCTACGCTGCCGTATCCAACTATGAGCCTCGATCGTATCTGTGCGCTCCCAGTCGCTGATCTCGCCGACAGTGACTGCCACCTGTGGCTGTGGACCACGAACCAACACCTCGAACACGGCTTCCAGGTGATGCGGTCGTGGGGATTTCGGTATCTCGCGCCGATTCACTGGATCAAGCCGTCTGGCCAGGGCAATTGGTTCATTCATCGGAGCCAGACGCTCCTGTTCGGATACCGCTCCCGGTGCGTGTTTCCTCTTGAGCGCTACAAGCCGAACGTCTTGGTCACTGGCGGCAGGCCACTTCGGCACAGCGAGAAACCAACCGAGTCTTTCCGGTTGATCGAAAGTATATCTGCAGGACCTCGGCTGGAGCTTTTCGCTCGCCAGCGTCGTCTTGGCTGGCATTCATGGGGCAATGAAGTTGCATCCGACGTGGAGATGGTGGCATGAGCTGCGGGACCTGCAGGTACTGCAAAGAATGGCTCTGGCATCGCGAGATTTGCTTCGCATGCGGAAAGCTACAGAGAACCGCTCTGGGAGAGTGAAGTGACGACCGAACGAATCTGGTTCTGCAAGATTGGCGGTCCTGCCGACTTCTTCGAGAACGGCGCAGACCTGCCGATGCGGCGAGCGATTGCGAAGGCGTTTCGCGAGATCACCGGACGCGATCCGCAGTTCACTTTCAGTGGATGGGGCGGCAAGCTGACCGAGGGTGAGCGCGCAGTGGTCGAGAATCGCGAGCCGAAGCGCTGCGAGCTGGATCATCCGCATCACTACGCCTGCACGCACTGTGGCATCGGTCCGCCCATAGCAGGACAGCCAGGGTTGGAAACGTCGGTTGACCCTGACGATGAGACGCCATGCCCGAAGCGCGATGACGGCCTGCACTGCGAATGCTGGTATGGCGGCAACACGTGCTGCGGTTGTGGAGATGGCGACAGAAAGCTTGGCGAGGCCAATTTGCCGACGTGCGCGGAAGTACGCGCTCTGAACCGGAGGGTTGAGCAGTGAGATTTGAGCGAGGACATTTCTCGGCGGTGGCGTGGCAGCAGTGGACAGAATGGTTCACGCGCGAATGCAATTGGTACAACTTCAGTCTGATCGAGATCAGCTTTGAAGATGACGTTGCGTGCGGCGGATACGAACTGCAGTTGTCACTGATCGGGCTGTGCGTACGGCTTGGCTACTACCCGCGGATTGGGCCCCAATTGCAGATCGCGCTTGATCGCAAGGCAGAGATTGAGGCTGAAAGAGCTGAGTCGAGAACCAACCTGTGACTAAGCGCCGCATCAAAATCTGCTGGTCGTGCCTTCGGCATCACGAGCACCGCTGGTACTGGACCGCGTGGCTTTGTATCGCTCTGCGTCGATGACATGTTCCACATCGATCTATTCACTGGCGTCGGAGGATTCACCGTTGGATTCGAGCGAGAAGGAATCGAGCCGGTCGCCTTCGTTGAGATCGACGCAGGATGCAGAGCCGTGCTCGGCCGACACTGGCCTCGAGTACCTGCGTACGCAGACGCTCGTGATCTCAGCGGGCTTCCCGTGTCAGGACTTGTCGGTAGCTGGCAAGCGGACCGGCCTCACCGGCTCGCAGAGCTCGCTGATGTACGTCCTGACTGGGTGGTTGTTGAGAACAGCCAGCATCGCTGGCGCGCATGGGTGCCCGAGCTGCGGCGCTGCTTGCATGCCATCGGGTATGCCAGCGTGCCGCTTCAATTGTCCGCCGCTGACGTTGGCGCGCGGCACCTCCGCAGACGCATCTTCCTTGTTGCCCACTCCGACTGCCAGCGCCTACGGGAGCTGTCGCGGTGGTGGAGCCGGGAGGGTCGGCAGATGGCGGATGAGCTTGCAGTCGCGTGGGATTCAGCACCCAGAGGATTGGGAGCGGATGATGGGCTTCCCGACTGGCCACACCGAAGGCATGCCCTCGGCAACGCTGTCGTCCCGAACGCGGCGCAGCTCGTCGCGAAAGCAATCAAGAGCTTCGCATAGTTGAAGAGTTACCCCATGCGCAATATGAGTTTCGCACTGACCACGCCGCAGATTCTCGCGAGAGAAAAGACGGTCACTCGCCGGCTCGGCTGGTTGAACCTGAAGCGTGGCGAGCGCGTCCAGGCGGTCAAGAAGTGCATGGGCCTAAAGCCAGGAGAGAAGCTTGAGAAGCTTTGCGTCATTGAGGTTGTGGACGTTCGGCGCGAACCGCTTGACGCGATCACTATCGACGAAGTTGCGCGCGAAGGATTCCCGCTGATGTCGCCGGACTGGTTTATCGAGTTCTTCTGCAAGTCGCACAAGGGCTGCAGGCCGACATCGGTCGTGACGCGGATCGAGTTCGACTACACAAAGCACAACTTCTAGCGGAAGAGGTACCCATGAAGAAGTACACCCCACGTATCGACGATGACGGCATTCACGCCCCAGGCGTTGACATGGAGATCGACGAGAGCGGTGACTATTACCTAGTGACCGAAGCCGACGCCCGAATCGACGAGATCACGGGCGCGCTGAGGTCCTGCCTGGTCGTGCTCGAGCTGCAGCGTAATTCAGTGAGGCAATTCCAGGAAGCCGGCGAGCACGCGATCGGTGAGGCCAACAGGGCCCTCGCACTAATGGGGAGCTGACGATGGTAGCAATTGCTGAACGTGTCGCTCGCAAGAACTGGGAGATCACCGCGAAGAACGGCGATCACTTCGCCGTGAAGACTGGCAAGACGTACACGACCACGAAGTACGTCAAGGACGGTTATGTCACCGTGTTCTCTAACTTCTGGGTGCCAGTCCCTGCGGAAGTGTTCGTCGAGATGGAGGCGGTGATCCAGTGTCCGGACTGCAATCACCGGTTCGAGAATCCAAGTCTGGGCAAGGGAACTGACCATGGCTAAGCCATACGTTCCGACTTTCGAGATCGTTGTACGCCGCAAGTTCGACGGGCAACTTGAGGGTCAGCGCAGCTGGGTTATCACCGGTGCCGCGCACGAGATCGACAAGCTGGAAGACTGCATTGGCTTCATTGCCGACGCCGCGATGGACAGCATTCCAAACCCGTTGAAGCAGGTTGAGTGACTTAAATGACTAGCACACTAGAGCAACGGCGCGCCGAAGCGCGAAAGAAAGCCAACCTCGCCATCGAGGCTGTGTGCCAAGGCGCGCTCGGCAAGACGCGAGCTGAAGCTGTCGCCGGTGGATCAAAGTTCGGTGGCGGTCACATAGTTGGCTTCCGCGAAGGCTGGGCGACGATCCCATTCAGCAGGAAGCCGCACTACTGGAAGCGCATCGACCTGACGCACGAATACGTTGCTCTGTGTGACTTCCGGATCGACCAAACCGGCTATCACCCTGGCGCGCAGGTTCAATTCGCGCCCGGCGACTTCTGGAACGATCGCTGCAAGCGATGCGCGAAGAAAGTCCCGCTCTGAATTGCTGACCTGACCATGATCGTCCAATTCGACCAGTTGCGAGAGATGAGCCGCCGCAAGTCAAGGCTTGCGGTGCGCCAGTGGCTGGACGAAAACAAGATCGTTCACGGCGTCGGGGCTGACGGCAGTCCCTGGACTACCATCGATGCGATCAATCGGGCACTCTTGGGCCCAGAACTACAACCGGACTTCTCCGCATGCAACTCCCGCCAGGGGTCACAGCGAAGCACGGCCGCTACTACGTCGTCCGGCGCAACAAGTGGCATCCGCTCACGCGCATCGAGGACGGCGAAGTTGCGCTCCTCGAAGCCTACTATGAGCTGACCAAGGCAGACCCGCACAACATGGCAGGCGTGCTTCTATCGTTCGTCAAACACGGGATGGCCGAGCTTCGGCCCCCGACGCAGAAGGACTATCGGCGGATCGTGGTCACGCGCCTGATTCCCTTCTGTGGTCACATGCACCGCAACTCGCTGAAGGCTTCACATGTCGCCCAGTATCTCGAACGACGGAAGGACGAAGGCTGCGCCGTGGCTGGCAACCGTGAACGAGCATGCTTATCGAGTGCTTGTAATTTCGGTATGCGAAAAGGATGGCTGGACTTCAACCCGTGTCATGGAGTACGTCGAAACAGAGAGCGCCCGAGTAAGGCGTATGTCGAACATGGAGCACTCTCTGCTGCCATTGATCGAGCGCCGGAATGTGTTCAGGACTTGTTGGCGGTTGCCTACCTGACTGGTATCCGTCAGACCGACCTTCGAGCGATGAAACGCACCGCGGTTCGTGGCGATCGCCTGGTGTTCGTCGAGAGCAAGACAGGCAAGCCGGCCGAGTACGAGATCAGCCAGACGCTGGCGTTCTTCATCGGCCGAGCTCTATCGCGTGGCAGTGAGTTCCTGTTCACCTCGCCCCGCGGTTTGCCGTGGTCGGAGTGGGGCCTGCAAAGCGCTATGAGGCGATTACAGCCGGGCTTCCAATTCCGGCAGCTACGCCCGAAGGCGCAGACGGACGCCCCAGATCGCAACGTAATCGGCCACATGGGGCAAATGCGAGTGGTGTACACCCGCGGCGAGCGCAGACGGCCGGTGAAGTGATGTCTAAGAACGGCCTTAGACACATAGACGAACTGAGTAAAAAACTGGTGGGCTGTGAAGGACTTGAACCTTCAACCTACTGATTAAGAGGGATGCGGGCTAGCGACTATGTTGTTGTTCCACGTGGAACATTTCGAGCGAGTGTCTAAGGCTGGTTTAGACAGCCTTCATATAGATAGGCGCTGGACGCAGAATGACGAGACGCAGGAATGAGGTAGAAGGTGATGCAGTGTAAGGACATCCCAGACCGGCCGATTCTAGAATTCCTGCGTGAGCACACGCATGAGTACAAGTGGGCCACGTGGGGTGACGGGCACAGCATGCCGACTGTCCGGGACGCTATGCCGACCGGCGTCCCGCCGAAGCTGCAGGTCGCCAAGATGAATAAGCTCATCCGCCGCGGGGTCGTCGATGGCTGCACGTGCGGCTGCCGCGGCGACTACTACATCACCGAGAAGGGACTTTCTCTTCTGAACGGAGCTGACGATGGGAACTAACTACTATTGGAGCAACCCGGCACCGTGCGCCACGTGCGGCCACGATCAGAACGAGCTGAAGCATATCGGCAAGTCATCGGTCGGGTGGGTCTTTGCGCTTCACGTCTACCCGGAGAACGACATCTGCGACCTGGATGACTGGGAGCGCCTTTGGGCTTCTGGCGGGGTGATCCGTGACGAGTACGGCCAACACATCTCCGCTGAGGAAATGCGCTCAATCATCACTGAGCGAGCGCGGAGCGAAAGATGGGAAGAATCACCGTACGGGTATCGTTCTTGGGAGGACTTCCACCGCGATAACCACAGCGAGAAGGGTCCGAAAGGACTGCTGCGGGCGAGGTTGAGGGACACCGTTGTGAAGCATGGCGACGGGACATGGGACTGCCACATCGGCGAGTTCAGCTGATCAGGAGCCCGCTGAGCATGGCTGATAAGTTCGGAATCGTCGCCAACGTTCTGACCGATGGCATCCTGCGGACCGGAGCAAAGGTGTGGGTCTGCTACTGCAACGGCGACGCGGAACACCCGAGACTGGTGGGGCTATCGAAGGGCGGAAGGATCATCGAGAAGTACGGCCACTATCGCCACCTGGAGAACTTCCGCGCGAAATGGATACCGGAACACTTGCGAGATCGAGTGATTTGGGCATACGACGACAAGAGCATCGCGGAAGACTTTGCTGCAGATATGCAGAGAATGTGGTCGCAGGTTTCTTGCGCGACACCAGACGGTCGGGTGCTACGTGAAGGCATCAGCCCTGGCGAGATGTTCAAGAAGCAGAGAGCCGCTCACAACACAGGACAGCGATAATGGTGACCATAGTCACTGACGACTTCGAAGATCCGAAGATCGGCTTCGAATGGCAAAAGCAAATGACTAAGCTTGCCATCAGCGGCTGGTGGGATGTGTCGCTCACGCAAGAAGAGATCGCGCGAGTATCGAAGGCTGCGCATCCATCAGAGGTCAGGACAGAGAACTACGTGGGACCCTGGCCGGATGGCACGTACGGCAAGAGAGCAGCACACAGCGCAGGAGATTGACGTGGCTAGAGAATTTGTAGCGACCGGACCGGCAGAGACTGCAAAGGTCTTTCGCGAATTCGCCGATGAGATCGAGCAAGGAAAAGTCAAGGTGACTGAGATAGAGAATTCGATTATGCAGCGAAATGGCCTGATGCAATGGGTTCTAACTGTGGCGTGGGCGCGGACTTCGTTCGAGGGCGCGACGCCGCCGACTGGCATTCTGACGCCGGTGAAAATGGGTGACCGAGAGACAGTGAAGCACTCAATTCTGCTACGCAATGGCGGGCGGCTCGAAGTTGATTGTTACGTTACAAAGATCGCAGAAACCGGTGATGCCATCTACGAGCCGGTAGACAAGCTCACATACAGAGAGGACACAAGACTCAATGACCTTGAGCGTACTTATCTTTTGCCAGGTGAAGGTATTTCGGCATCTGAGCAGTACTTAGCTCAGCGCAGGAAGTGACCAGTGATGGAACTGCGCTGCCCAAAATGCGCGAAGTATTTCGAGGTTGATGTCGCTCGCTACCAAGTGACGTGCGAGTGCGGTGCGCTCTTGGATATCGTCAGCGACTCGTTCTTCGATGGCGATGGCGATTGCCCGATGTGGTATCTGGAAGTGGCCGAGCAGCCTACTCAGGTTTGACTGTGTCTCCTGACCGGACATAACTCAGGGATAGAAGGAACGCACAGAGAAGTCTTACAAGAGGGAGGAAGGAACAATGAAGATCATGATGATCGTGCTGGCGCTTGAGCTGTGCGGGTGCGGCGAGCACAAGTGCCAGGAGAATCCGCCGTTCTATCTCAAGGGCACGGACTTCGACTGCAAGACGCGCGAGCCTATACCCGCGCCATCTGACTGAGCGCTTCGTCCTTCTTCCTGCTGCCAGCGCTCGAGCCGAAGTAGTAGGCGACGACGCCAGCCCACGCGGTGCCGAGCGATCCCAGCATGACGAGCAGCGCGTCGCCGCCGGTCTCGGGTTTGCCGTTCACGAGCATGAAGCCGAGCGTACCGAAGAAGCCGATGGTGATGGCGTATGCGAGATATGCCGGCGTGCGGTCCCTGACCGCGATCTCGCGAGCTCTGGCGCTTGCCCGATCTTGCGATGCTAGCTGTTCCATCTTGATGCCGGCGTCGAGCATCGCCTTCTTGAACTCGGCCTCGATCTCCTTCAGCCGGAGCAGCGTCTGCGGATCGGCGCCGACCACTGCCGCCTCGACTTCCTCGGGCGTCGCGTCTGGCTTTCCCAGAAGCTGTGTCGCCAGAGTCTTGATGGCCACGCCAGCGAGCGGACCGCCGAGTGCAGTCGCGATCGTCGGAGCCACGCTGCCGACAATTGCTTTCCAGTCGAGCTTCACGCTGCCGCCTTCGGGATGATCCCGCTGAGATATCTTGTTGTGCTGCCGATGCGGCGCGCGGTGAGCACTTGGCGCCTCGGCTGTTCGTTGATTGCGCAGACGCTGATGTGCGTCCACGCGTCGAATTCATGGATAAGCTGGTTGAACGGCAGCGTCGCCACCGTTTCGACGACCGCCGCGCTGATCTCGATCGCTGGCACGCCGGCGACGTGGAAGTCAGCAGCGCGGCCGAAGCAGTGCTCGCTGGAGTTCGACCCACCGATGAGCGTGTTGAGCCAGTCAGGGCGCCATCCGCTGGTGATGGTCACAGGCTTGCCGAGTGCGACGCGAATCGGCTCCAGCAGCGTCACGGCCAAGCGCTCGAGGTTGGCGATGATCTCAAGCGACGGCACGAGTTCGCGACCCATGCGCGCAGCCACATCGCTGTGCAGGAATTCGTCGAGCGTGAAGTGTGGAGAGAGCTGACGCGTCACCGATTCTCCCGCTGCTCGAACCAGTAGTAGATTCCACCGAGGCACAGAGCTACGAACAGGACTAGCAAGAAGACGATGGCCCGGCTCATTTCAGCCTGTCCACGATCCACTCGCGCAGATCAGCAATACGCTTGACGGAGTCAGTGTAGAAGTCAGCGATGGAGCGCGAGCACTGCTCGATGATCTCGTGACGCATTTCTCGCAGTGACCTCACTTCGATCTGCAGGTTTTCGACCTTTGTTTCCACTGCTTTGAGCCGCTCGTGCGCTTCGATGTCGTCGCGAATGTGTGTATCCAACTTCGCCTCATCCTTATCGAACCGCGCATCCTGTTTGTCGTCGCGGGTCTGGCCGGCCCAGTAGATGACGCCGACCAGACCGCATACGATGACAACGGCTGTGCCGATGATTTGCCACGGATCCATTAGCTCTCGTCAGGCCCTTCAGCGCCAGCCGGCGCGTATAGAAAATCGCTCAGCCTGTCGAGCACCTTGTTCGCGTGCTTCAGGCGCTTGAACTGCTCGTCGTCAGTGAGATCGTGCGAGGGTTGCCAGCTGAGGCGCGACTCGACTTTCCCGCCGAGCCCGTCGCCTTGATGAATGATGATGACTTCGTGTGACATCAGTGATTCTCCAGTTTGATGAGCCCCCGTGCCTCCAGGGACGCCGCCATTTTATCCGTGCGGTCTTTGGCGAGCAGCGCGTTGGTTTCGGCGAGGTGCATATCCGCCTGTGCTTTCGCCAATGCATCAGCGAACTCGGCGCGCGCCTCTGCTTTGGCCGCTGCGACCTTGGAGTCAATCCGGAACTCGTATACGAGTATCGATCCGATCGCGATTGCTATCGCTGCACCCGCCAGCACTGCATTCGCCCACTGCGGAACGCCGCCCATGTCGATGTCGGTGCGCTGGTGCTGCCCGCTGCCATGCTGGCTGGTATCGATATCCCCGTTGACGTCGCTCATCAGCGACCCCTCTCGGGAATCTTGCGATCGATGCGGTCCAGCGTCTCTCGCATGTACTTCACATCCTTCTGCAGCTCGGCTATCTGCACCGTCTGCACAGCGTCGAGATTGACCTTTGCGTTCGCCGCATCGCGATCCTGGCGACGGGTTTCCTCGAGCGACCCGACGCGCTGGTCGAGCCGCCCGCCGTACCACGCATAGCCGCCAATCAGCGCCAGCAGGTTGACCAGCCCCACCGCGATCGCCACGGGGTCGCGTTTGTTGATGGTCCTAGGCATGTCTCCGCGAAGCTCTGATTCGAAGTCGTCGCTTTCAGGCATTACGTCAAGTCTCTTGCCTATTGCAATTAAGTGTGTATAAATCTAGCGACCATGAAGCGGAGACGTCCGGGCCGACCCGTATCTGGCAACGAAGCAAAGAAGCGTTACCAGGTCGTACTGGAGCCGCGAGTGGCGGAGAAGTTACGGAAACTCGGTGACAACAATCTCAGCCGCGGCATCGCACGGGCCGCAGAGAAAGCTCAAGGAGACTGAAATGGATGCACTCGCCTGCTCAATACACGCCCTGCTCGCCTGCTTCAGCTGGTCGAGCTTCTATGTCGATGGCGGACTCAGCTACCAGGACGCGGACTTCCCGCACCTAGAATGGGTTACCAGGACGAACCACGGAGGCAATGCGATCGAGACTGTGACGGCACTGGAGACGGTCGACGACGCTTACAACCCTTACGGCCGATTCGCCCTCGGCTACGAGTGGCGGTTCAGTGCTGTGACGCTCTCGGCTGAGGGCTTCTACAGCGGCAGCTTCAATGACAGCGGCGCGCCGGCAGTCAAAGGCGTTGCGATCAAGGCGCGCTGGTATCCGTTCCGGCACTGATCACTGCGCGCAGCGCTGCGATTTCGTCGTCTATTTCCTGCAGCCGGTCGCGTGGCTGCTTGCCATCTTCCCCGCGCTCGTTGGGGCGCAGCGATGCCTCTCGGATAACGCGCTGCTGTTTGGTCTCAAGTTCGGCGATGCGAGCTTGCGCGTTGAGGACTGATTCGCGGCGGACCTGTGCTTCGATGCGTGCCGCATTGACCCAGTCCACGACCACGCCATTGACGAGATCTACCCGGTATGCGTTCGGGTCGTATGCGCCCTCTATTGCGCCCCAGCCTGAGGGCGTGTTGCGCTTCAGATCCTTATCGTCCGGCGCGGTCATTTGGCGACCGGTGAACTCTCCGGTCTGCAGATCGTAGAAGGACCAGCGGCGCGTCATCGCTTCACAAACTCAGTCTCGATGTCGATGTTGGAATAGCTAGCCGTAGACGTGCCGCCCGAGTGTTTGCTGCGCAGCTTTACGTCGATCGAATCAGCAGTGATCGCCTGAATGAACCGAATCACGAAGGACCTGTTAGTGCCATCCAGCAGCGCGCCCGTACTCGCGCCCACCTGAACACCGCCGACGTCAACAGCTACAAACCCTTGTGTCGTGCCAGCTCCGGCGGTCTTTTGGCCATCGAATGCGATTGTTACAACAAGGTCGCCGGCGTCAGCGGCAGTAAATGACAGAGTGTCAACCGTAACGCTGGTGTTTGTCTGGCTGCCTGTTGAGATCGGTCCAGCGGTCTGCTGAGTCCGGACCTCAGTAGCGGCGTTCGGGTCAATGTCGCCGGTCTGCGTGAAGAGGGCCTGTGCGGATTGCCCCGTGCTCGCCGGGAATGTCGCACTAACCTGCCCGTAGAGATTTCTAAGCCGCACCCAGTAGAACCGCGCGGTCGTGTCACGCTTCGTGATCTCGATGACGTTCGAGTCAGACTCGGCGATCTTCGTTGCGCTAGCGAACGGCGTCGATGACGTGTACTCCCACAGCTCTACGATGGCGTTCGGCCCCTTGAAGGCGGGCATCGTGATCGTGAATAGGATCGAGTTCGGCAAGCTCGTAGAGCTGAGCCCAGTCGGGGCGTCGGGCCCGTCGAGCACGAATTCGTCTGTATCGCTGGTGCCGGTCGTGTAGTCCGCGGTCAGCATGTCCGCGTAAACAGACGGATCTTCTCGCTGCGCCGTGATCACAACGCGGCCGGCTTCCTCGTTGAACTCGAACTGCCGTGCGTGGCAGCGGAATATCCTGCTCGACCACGTCAGCGCATTGTCCGAGAGGTTCAGCGTTTCCTGCTTCGCGATCTTCAGCAGGTTCAGTGCGCCGATGAGGCGGGTCGAGCGTTGCATGCGCGACTTACGCAGTTCGATCTCGCACAGCCTCTGCGCTTGGTAGACATTGATGACGCCGCGCAGATCGATGATGCGTTGAATGCGCTCGCCGCCATCTTGCGTCTCGTATGCAGAATCCGTCCGAAGGATGGTCGTTCGCTCGACGTACTGGCTTGATGCGTCTACGTAGGTTGCGCCTACAGCGTTGTAGCGCGCGTCGTGTGCGCTTGTGTCCTGGATCTCCAGCTCGCCATACAGATCGTCCTGCGTCAGCGTATGTAGCGGTGAGTCGTAGGCGCCTGCACGCAGGCGCCATTGTCCGTGTTCGTTGGTCGCTGTTCCCGCCATCGTAGCCAGAATCGCTTCGATGATGTCGCGACGCGACTCACCCGTCGACGCCTCAAGGTCGCAACAATATCGAAGCTGCGCACCGCCGGGCGGAGCATTCGCCCCGCTGATGGATTCGTCGCACTTGTTGGCTGCAGCCGCCACGTACGTATCGAGAATGCGCGCGTCAGTCTCGCGAGCACCGTACATGACAAGGCGGCTCGCCTGGTCGTTAACGACGCTGCCGCCCGACACAAACCAGCGCCAGGCCAATGCCGGATTGCGCGAAAACGCCCATGTCTGCGGATCGGTGCGGCGGTGTGTGCCGGCTCCACCATTCGTCGAATCGAGGCGCGGGTCGTACAACAGCGCACCATCCATCAGTACCGTGATGGAGTTCGGCGAGCCGCTCGGATAAGCCGTGTCGTCGCGCGTCATCTTGGCGACGATGTACGAGCACCCTCGTAGCCGATGATTCGAGGTCCAGCTTGCGGACGCTGTGTCCAGATCCGTTTGCACAGTCTGGGCGCCGGTGCCGAGGAATTTAAATATGGACAGCTTGCCGTTGAATTGGCCGGAGCTGACTGCGCCGCCAGCCGCTGCGCCGCCGCCGATGTCGGCATTGTGTATCAGCACGCTATCAACCCAGACATCATTGATGGCGCTGACCTGATGCCCTGTGTAGGCGATCACATACCACAGCGTGTTCTTGTTGGTTCCGCTCGTCTCGTAGAACACCAGGACGCCGCCAACGCGCCGCGTCCCGAACACTATCCGGCGGTTCTCGATGCTGCCGCGGATCGTGACGTTGACCGGCGGGACCTCTCGCCGATCTTTCTTGGCGAACTTTTTAGCGAGGGCGCCTAGCGCGAGGTTGATGAGTACTGTGCGCGCGATCGTGTAGACAACTGCCGTGGACGTGAAGAAGGTGACGATCGCGCCGCCAATTGCGGGAGCAGCAGCACCCACCTATACGCTCCACGCCGCAACAGCGTCCGCTGTAATCTGAAAGCGCAACCCACGCGGACCAGGCGCGCAGCAATACACGCCGAGGCATACGGCCGCTGCCGGCCCGTCGCCGAAGTCGCACAGCACTGCATCGCCTTCCATCGCCCAAGCGACCGGCTTAGGCTCGCCGAGACAGCTCGTCAGCAATGCCGCAGGTCCGCCGGTCGCATCGAGAATCGATTCGGCTTCATCGCGCGATGCGTATTGCGGGAACCGATCTCGGTATTCACGCCCGGTGATGGCGAGCACATGCTCTGCCAGAAACTGAAAGCAATCGGCATCGCCGAACGATAGCGGCTTGTGGCGCCAACGCTCGACGTTCTCGTGCATGGCAAGCGTCCACTTCGCGACTCTCTCAGACATGATCGATGTGTCCACCTCTGGGTTCGCGACCGCCCCGCCCCGGAGTGACAGTCACCCCACCCCACTTCAATTCCTTAAGCTCGAGACTCGGTATGCGATCGAAGCCGAGATCGCCCGCGAAGAACTGCTGCTGATGCTCGTGCGTGAACAACCAATCATCCGACTGGTCGAGCAAGGCAAGGCGGTGCTCTGCCTTGACTTCGATCAGAGGTCGCGCGCCGCGCACACGGCGAATAGAGTCGATGCGACCTTCCCAGTTCGTCTCCGGCGTATCGAGCAGCGTTCGCGTCGTCGTGTTCAGAAAACCGAAGTATTCGACGACCGAGCGGCCGAACGAATCATCGATATCTGATTCAGGTATGAGTGCCGGATCGACTCCGCTCAGCTGGTACACCTTCGGCTCGAAGGTCAACGAGCTGCGTTCCTCCGGCATGCTCACCGCGCCGAGCTCGCCGGTCCCGATGTAGGTGTTCGCGCCGATTGTCAGGCTGCCGATGCCAGACCAGAAGTAGATGTGCCCGCTCGGGAAGTCGAAGTCGACGGCTATGAACATCAGGTAATGTTCTTTCGCCGCCTCGGTTTCGTTTGTGGACGATGCGAACCAGCTCATCAGTGCAGCCCGCGGCGGTGCTTATCAATGATCCGCGATTTCACCTGCTCGCCTTCCTTACGGATGAACTCGCGCAATGCTTCGACATCGGCCACGCTGGTCTCTGGTGGTGTGGCGCATTCGATCTCAGCTTTAGCATGCGCCAGCAGCAAGTCCCCGCGCTTGATCTGAAAACCGACGCAGCTGTGATCCAGCGGACGGTACGCGCTGAGCGTCTGCATCCGCACTACCCACAGCCACGGGCCGCGTGCACGGAAGACGACCTCGTGTTCTGCAACCTGCCCGCCCCATACGGTCATGGGGCCGGCGAAGTAGACGACCCCCTCGTAGATCATGCTTCCTCGAGATCGAGCGCTGCGGTCGTGAAGGTGCCCGGCTCCGTCGCCCATTCGGGAACTTCGCTGACCAGAATGAAGCGCCCCATCGGCTCGTGAACTACGATCGCCGCGTTATCGGATGGAGTGCCGCGCAGCGGCGGCTCGAATTGCAGGTAACCGAGGCCGGCAGCGTCTGAGTCGAGCGATGCGGTGACGCGCTTCATTTCTACGCCGTACGAAGTGGTGATCTCGAATTGATCGCCTTCGAGAAACAGTCCGCTTGTGCTAGCTGGCAGGCCCTTGATGTAAAGCGCGCTGCCGGTCTGCGAAGTGCCTGTGCTGGCCGTCGTAGTCGTCAGCACAAGCCGCGCCGGCACGCTAGATTGAGCTAGCGTCGCGCGCCACGCGTAGATGTTGCCCGTACCATTGCCAAGGTAGCTGTTTGAACCGTCAGCCGTGGCCAGAATGACTTGTGCAGTCAACGACGTGGCGGCGTTGGTCTTCTGCGCGACGATGTAGCAGGCGAACCAGCCGTTTCCCAAGTTAACCGAGAAGGTCCGGAGTGAGCCCCAATTGGCGCCCGTCGCTGTAGTGCCGACAGCTCCGGTAGTCAGATTGAAATACGCAGATGTGACTGTGCCGCTGGTGTTCTCTTGCAGCAGTAGCTGAGCCCAGCCGCGCGTACCCGCCTTAAGCGCGACACCGTAACTGTAGGGCGCAGCAGCCGACGACGCCGTGATCGACTGCTGTACATAGTGAGTGTTGTTGCTCGAATCTTCGATGAGTGAGTCAGCGGTACTCGTCCCAATAGGATCTACCGTGCCGGCCGCCTGATCATCGACACTCGATCGAACGGTGGCCCACGTCGTATCGAACTCATCCGATTGCAACAGCAGGTTCGTTCCGTTGTCTACAAGTGCGCAGCGCGACAGCGATGTCCATGACACGTCATAGTATTCGCCGGCCATAGATGCCAGGGCGCCGACGTTGTCAGCGAAAATAGTTACGCCGGTTGTAGCCGTAGCTAGGAATGTTGTTTTTCTATAGCCCGGAGATGCTGACGTGTCGTTGCCGGATATCGATATTGAGTTGCCGCCGTGAGATGCCCCGGCGTTGACCGTGCCGCGCACGGAGGACACGAAGACGCGCCAAACATAAGGCGCGTACTGCACGGTTGTGACCGCTGGTGCTGCAGCGTATGCGGTGCCGGCCGCTGCATTCGAAGCGCGCAGAACGCGCAGCACACGATCTTGCACGCTGAGCGATGAGCCGGAGCCCGGTGTCCAACCAGTCGTTCCATTCTCGAACGCGTTATTGGAAACCGACTCCGTAGCCGGGAACGAGCCGCGGCGCTTGTAGCCCGACTCGGTCCCGATGATGCGGTTCTGCTTGCCGCGGATCTTGTGCAGAAACGAGATCAGGCTGCCACGCTCGGAACGACCAGTGCTCTGTCTGCCGCCAGTCGGCACGAACTCCAGCGACGCACCCAGGCGGTCACCGCCTTTGCTCGCGGTCTTCTTCGCACCAGTGAATTCGCCAACGCTGACGCCGGTGCTGTCGATGTAGCGCGTGCGGATGCGGGCCTGGCGCAGATGCGGCGGCAGCAGAATGTCAGTCATCGCGCGTTACCGTAGTAGCCGCGACGCATGCGGCTTGCGATCTTCGCCTCGAGCTGCTCGTTGTTGGCCTTCAACACCGCCGGCAGTCTGCTGATGAGTTCGACCGAAGCGCCGCGCGCGTCGATGTGCGTCGAGATGCTCACACCACCGCCGCCATTGCCCCCGCCGCCGTAACCCATCGCATATGCACCGCCGCCGCCCCAGATAGCCTCCGGGCCGTGCTCGCCTGCGATGTACCACTTGCCAGACTGCATCGGCCCGCCCGCGGCTTTCGTGCCGCCGAATAGCGC